CCGAGACTTTCAAAATAGATGGAGTTTTGACCGACCTTGATGCCGAACCCACCCTTACGGCGGAAGATTCGGATTATAGCGGTGTAATAAGAGATGATGATGAAGTGGTTGTTGTTGCTGATACCGCATTAACGAAAATAGCTACTGGTACTTATCAAACCACGTTCACCGAATCGCCGAATAATTACACCTATACCTACTGGATAAAATGGGTTTATGATAGTGATACTTACTACGATGAGCATAGTTTAATTGGCTCTGGCGCTGCCTTAACGACCACCAGCAGATTTAAGAGTTATATCGGCGAAACCTCTACTACTTATGATACGCTGATAGACGCTTTAGTAGATAGGGCGACTTCCGCATTGGAGGCGTATTGTGGGCATAGTTTTGGAGAGGACACATATCGCCACAGATTCGATGGCGATGGGACAACAAGTTTATTCCTACCGGAATTTCCCGTAACGCAGGTAACTTTATTGTCTACGGCTTTACAGGATGTTATCAGGATTAAGAATACGAGTAGTGATGCTTGGAACGCTTATGTGGAGGTTGTAGAAAGCGCATCCGACCCATCTGTTAGTTCAACTATGAATCTTGTTATACAAGGTGGGGATGATGATGGCAGCGAGCCCCTTACGCTATCGAGTTACACCTTAACTACGCTTGTAACTGCTATAAATGCTTTGGTCAAGGGCTGGACTGCGACCTTGAACCATTCTGATTGGGGTGTGTGGGATGCCCCTGAACTTCTGCCCTGTTCTGGCTTGCATTGCCTTAACAGTTATGCCTATGTTCAAACCCCTTATGAATCGGAGATTGATTTCGCAATAATAGGGCAGCGTAATCCACCTTATAACGGCAATGTCGGTGAGCTTCGTTTACCGATAGGATTTGCAAACGGCAAACAGAATGTAATTGTACGATATACTGCGGGCTACCCGACAATTCCCGATGACTTGGAGCAGATATGCTTGGATTTGGTAAAAGTTTATTTTAAGAGCCGAAATACGGATAGCACAGTTAAAAGCGAGAAGCTCGGCGACCATTCAATAGCCTATTCTGAAGAGGGTGGCGGCGGGGCAAGGGATATTCCCGCCCACATAGCGAAGCGGTTAGCACCATACAAAAGATGGAGCGAAATAATTTGATTACTGATTTCTTTAATTCGAGTGCAGTTGTGCAACAGCTTACGAATACGAAAACGGCTATGGGCAGCTTGAAAAAATCATATACAAGTAGAATAGCGAGTCTGCCCTGCCGTTTATCCGGTAGAATTTTTAGCGAAACCGATGAATTTGGAAAAATGACGAGCCGAAGAGGTTGGCGATTATATTGCGAGGCAAATTCAACAAACAGAGCGATAGAAGAGAGCGACCGGATTACTTTAAGCGGCCATACATACGAAATCAAAGCGATACATAATCCAGGTAATCTTAACAGGCATTTACAGATAGATTTGGCGGAAGTCGAATGAAAACTGGAATTGCAAAATGGCACGGTAAGCAGGTTTTTACTCTTGCGACTAAAGAGAATGTGAAAGCTATGCACACGGCGGCCTTGTTGCTTCAAAAAGATATAAAAACGCATTTTACAGGCGGTGGCCCAGGCGCAGTTGCAGCAGAAAAAGCAAGGCGGGCGGCAGGCGGTAAAATGCGAACTGGCGGAAAATCTCCAGCAAGTAGGCCCGGACAGCCACCTGCGATTCAGTCAGGTATCTTGCGAGCTTCGATTATGACGGATGTTACGGTGGTTGGCGGAGTGAATGTAATTGGCAAAGTTGGCCCCGATGTAGATTATATCGCAGCAAAAGCACCGACAGGGACAGATGTAAATTATGGTTTATATATGGAGATTGGTACTGTTCCACATACTATCAGAGTTAAAAAGGCGAAAGTATTAAGTGATGGCTCAACCTTTTTTGGTAAACAAGTTTCTCATCCTGGTACTGCGCCGAGACCCTTCTTGCGACCAGCGTTAAAAAGGACAAGGCGAAAAATAAACCAGATTTTTAGGAAGGCAAATAGTTGATAGCTCAAATAGCCAAAGCGATAACGCAGAAGTTTAACAGCGAGGCGGATTTGAATAACGCCTTGGTGGGCGGGCTGTACTTTCAGCAAGCTCCACAGGAGGCGACTTTCCCTTATGGAGTATTCTATTTTAACGGTGTTACTCAACAGGAGATTATGGGTACGGCGGATGATAGCATCCAAGAAGCCGATATACAATTTAATCTTTTCTCTGAAAAAGAAGATGGTGGCGAAGAGTTGGCGATGCTTTCAGAGCTTTTTAATACAGCCTTTAACTGGCAAAGCGTTTACGCAAACGGCTATCACTATATCAAGATGCAAAGAGAGAACATCCTGCCGCTTATTTATGTGGATGAGATTTGGCAGATAACTATGAATTATTCCTTATGGTTGCAGAAGAATTGATATGGCAAAAATCAGTGTGATTATACCGGTAATTCGACCAGAACTTGCAAGGCGATGTATTGCTGCGGTCAACAAGAATATGAACGGCAATCAATACGAGATTGTTACGGAAGAAGATACCGGGCGGATTGGTTGTCCGCAAATGGTCAAGAGATTGGTATCGAAAGCTAAATACGACCTTATTTTATTTCTCGGCGATGACACAATTCCGTGTCCGAATTTTGCGGATAACGCTCTAAAAGCAATGAATAAATTGCCTGATGGATGGGGATTGGTAGGTCTTAATGATGGCGTAACTAATGGCAGTATTGCCGCAACACATTGGCTTGCCGACAAAAGACTACTGCCGTTACTGGACGGAGAGTTTTTCTATACCGGCTATAAGCATACCTATTGTGATGTAGAGTTGCTTAGTCGATGCAGAAGAATGGGGCGGTATATTTGGGAGAAAGATGCCAGACTTACCCACGACCATCCTATATTCAAGGGCGAGGAACTTAAAGGTGATTATGCCAAAATCTATTCTAAAGAATGTGTTGAGCATGACCGCACTTTGTATTGGAAGCGAACCAATATAAGAAATAATATGGCAAAAATTCTCGTAGCAACTCCGCTGGGCAAGGATGTCAAAATTGATACAAGAACGCTAATGTTCTTGCAAGAGGAGATGTCTCATTACGCAGGATTGGGTTGGAAATGGACTACCCGTGTAGCTTATCCAGTAGCGGATGCAAGGAATGAAATGATAGACGAATTTCTAAAGGGTGATTATACACATCTTTTCTTTTTGGATGCCGACACAATTCCGCCGGATAACACAATAAGCAGACTGCTTGAACACGACAAGGATGTCGTGGCCGGGGTTACTCCTGTTTGGCTCAAAGAGGCTTGTTGGAATTATCAAATAGAGAGGGACGTAAAAGTTCACGCAGATTTACCACGAACTGAACTGTTTCGTGCTGCGAGGACGGGCGGAACAACCATACTGATAAAGCGGCACGTTTTAGAAAAAACGAAATACCCCTATTATGATTGCGAAAAATGCAAAAGCGAGATAACGGGAAATGTTGAGTATAAAACGGATGATTATTATTTTTGCGATAAATTGCACGAAGCCGGTTTTGAATTATGGATTGACCCGACAATCGTATGCGGTCATATGCAATATGTTAATTTAATGGATATGTTTTTTAAGGAGAAAAATAATGGCGGCAATTCACGGTAAGAAAGGTTCGGCGGCCTTTACGGGTTTGGTTTTCGAGATGATTAGTTTTACGATTGATGCGACTGCTGATGTGGCGGATGCAACTGTCATGTCCTCAGTGGCAGTAACATCTTTAACCCATTGGAAAACTTATGTGGCTGGATTTAAGGACTGGACTGCAACGGTAGAATGTCTCGAACCGGCGGCAGGCGGCGGCGTGGGCGCTTTGGGGACATCAGCAACATTAACTCTCGATGCCGTAGATGGTTCGGCTTATTCCGGCTTGGCTATCTGCACGGGTTTTGGACCTACGGTAAGTAATGATGCTGCGGCAGCTTTGACTTTAACTTTTCAAGGTAACAGCCAAC